GCAGGTTGCGATTGTTCGTTAGAGCGGTTGCATACCTGTTATGGTGCAAGAGAAATGGTGTAGAACCAGATCCAGAAGAGGTCTTAAGGGCCAAAGCCATGGGTGACGATTGTCTAGAAGCTGATTTGCATGACAGCATCTATGAAACCATATTGGCGGAACTAGGGCATGACACAAAGATGACAGAATACACATCTACTCTTGAGGGATCGGAGTTCTGTTCTCATACCTGGTGGAAGGACGGCCTGGCGAGGCCAGTTAACTATCAGAAGATGCTCTTCCGGTTTGCCAATCATGCAACCAACTCCCCCCTTTTGGTCGAGATGGGGGTCCAGCTAGATTATGAACTCAGGAATATGAGAGGAGTTGGAGACGGCCTAATTCGACAAGTCTTTGACGTGCAGCTGGGCACGTCAAATTATGGCAACTGAGGCACAAAAGGCAAGACGTCGTAGGAATCGCGCTAATAGGAGAGCAAGAGGTGGACGAACTAGCGGAAACAGCAACCCGGGATACTCCAAGCTTACGCGAGGAGCAGTCAACAGTCGAGCACTAGGCATTTTGGGCCGGAGTGTTTGGACTACTGAGAACTACGAGTTCCTTGTCCAGGATTTCGTGGGAGCTTCGGGGACTGTTAAACACATTAACTTCAAGGATTCGCCCGGTTTAGCCGGTCGATTTATTGGAGCTGGTGAATACCGCTTCCTTTCTGTCCAAATCAAGTATAACCCTGTTCTAGCGGTTACCAACGACCGAGTCGCTATCAACGCCTACTTCGAGAGCACAAATCGCTACTCAACTTTGAGTGACTTTGTGGCCAACTTAACAAACGTGCGACGCGCAGATCAGCCCTTTTCGTTTAACTTAAATACTGCATCGGATGTGCAGATTCTCACAGATCCTGCTAATCCTGCAACGTCTCTTAACGGAGGCATTGGTGTATATTGGAGTTCTACGCAACCTGGTGCTCCTACTGCTGTCGCCCCTGCTGTTCCGACCTGGTCTGGTTACTTTCTGTTGTCGGTGGTGGTTACGTACTCTTTCAGAGGGAAGAAGGCGACTCCTGGTATACTGCAACTTACGTGATGGTTACACGGCGTCAAGCGATAATGATGGATCGGATCTCGCAAGGATTAGATCCAACCTCAGGGGCGGGGGGGATAACACAGCCACCCCAACCGCCGGGAGGAGGCGGAGCTGGATTAGGGCCGACAGGTCCTGGATTAGGCCCGCAACCCCCGAACACCCTTAGTAAAGCCGGATACACTATCTTAGGCGCGGGGAAAACGATGGTTGTTAACTCCATACCTCAAACTGGTCCTGTTCCTGTAGGAGCTCCTGCTCAGCCTGTTGGCGCGGGCTACGTGGTTGTAGCTGGTCCCCAGATCACCTTTTCGGTGTGTCAAGGTACCTGGCTGCGCTACCTAGCTAACCCCACAGGGCAGTTGCTTAACGGGACAGGATCAGATATAGAGTTGTGGGGTGGATTGGCTGTCGCTACCAACGTCTGGAATGTGCATTGGCGATGTTCACAAGGGTAAAGAGTTGTCTCTCTTTTAAATAAAGGACGCGGTTTGAAATGTCTGTTAACATTTCCTCAACAATCTTGCAACTTATTCA